GTACTGGCTGGTCGCCCTCGTTTGCCTTCAAGCCGTTGCCCGTGACATATACGGGAGTGAGCAAAGGTGTTGCAGCATCAGCACTTGCGGCTTTCGCCTGGTAAAGCACCTTGCCTGCGGCTACCTCTACACCCAGCGTAACGGTAACGACATCCTTGTCAGCGGCAGATGTATCTACCTTTGTACAAGCAACGCCCTTCTTGCCCGTTGCGATAACGTCGCCAACAGCAACACCGCTACCCTTTGCAATGCTAATGGTAGTGTCGCTTTCTGCTACGGCTGCAACAAGTCGGTAAGCCTTAATCAGTGCGAATTTTCCGTCCTTCTCACCGACGGCAGTTGTGGCGGGAGCGTCGAAGGTCGGATTTTCGACCAAGCCGCCGCCCGGCTTTTCCGCGAACACCTGCTCAATGCGAATTGGCTCAACAGCAGCAGGGTCGTTGTGCTTGAAATTTACTTCCATACTGATTATTTGGTTTCAGTTGACAACCCAACAATGGCGGGGGTCGTCGTTGCCGCCTCTCTTTCTGCGATGCGAGCCTTCAAGTGCGGGTTCTCTTTGTCCCCGTTTCCGGCTGCGCCTCCCTTTGGTCTGCCAACTACGCCGCCCTTTGCATTGAAATCGCTCGTGATAGCCTCGACATCGGGGGTAATCTCACCAATCCAGGCGTTAAAATCCTCGTCGTCGTTGAAGGTCATTCGCGCAAAGTCCTTTTCGTAACGCTGACGGATTTTTTCGGGTGCGCCTTCCAAGACCTTGTTCAAAGCAGCCTTGCGGCTGTTTGCAGTTTTCTCGCCCTTAATTGCGGCAAGTTCGTCCTTCAATGGCTTCATTTCGGCAGCAATGGCTGCGGCGATCTGTGCCGCGAGGTCGCTTCCTCCGGCTGCGCCTCCCTTGTTGCCTTCTCCTTCACCTCCGGTTTCTCCTGGTTTCTGTTCGCCTCCAGTTTCAACCTTCTTTCCGTCTTTCAGACCGTGTTTCTTTTCGTAGTTAGTTACTGCGGTCTGCTGGGCTTCTGTCGCTCTGCTGTCGCCGTAACTCTCTAACACCTGCTGGAATGTTACCCCCTCTACTGCGGCTGTAACCTCTTCCTGCGTCTTTGCAGTCTTGGCGATTTTATCGGCAATCCTGCTCAAAATTGCTTCGCTGACCCCCGGATACTTGGCTTTCAGCGCGTCTAATGCTTCTTTTTTCATAAGATAAACCAATTAGTTTATGCAAAGGTAAATGAAATTTTGCAAAATGATTATATTATAAGCATTAAATTTGGATTTTTCACGCAATTTTTTAATAGCCAATACCTTTGGCTGTTACGATATAATCAACAAAAAAGTTTATAAAAACATCACGAAAAATTTTGTTATATCAAAATAACCCGCTATCTTCGCGGTGTGATTACAATATAATCAGTTCCAACAACAACAAATTTTTGAACAATGAAAAAGAATAGCATTTTGAAGTACACGAAGAGTTTCATCAACAGAAACTTCCGTTTGAAGGTGTACGGCTTCGACAACAAAGGAAACAAAATCAACAAGTTGGTCGGCGTTGCTGGTCTTATCGCTCTTATCGGAGTAGATTTCATCAACAAGTTTATCGAAAGAGCCTTGAATTGCGGTCTTGACAAATGTGTTTGCAAACTCCGCAGAGGTCTTCAAGTTTCACTTTATTTCAAGTAATCGTTATGGGAACAATCAATCAGAACGGTTGCAGCGTATGTGCTGCTGGTAGCGAGAATTACACGACCTTCACAGCAAGACTCGGTCGTAAGTCTGTAAAGCGGGTTCAGTACGACTATCGTACTCCCGAAGGAGAGTTGTTCAGTTGCGTAGGCAAGGATATAGAGGATTGCCGCCGCAAGCGTGATGAATGGGTAAGAACTAATAAATAACAGCAATATGGAAGCAAATCAAGCAATGTTGAAGGTAGCCGAATTAACGGCAAGGTGGTACGGCTTTATCGAAGTGAGCAAGCATACCATTAACGCGGAACGCGATTGGTTTTGGGGCAATAAGTTTTTGGGAGCAAAAGCAAGGCTGGAAGGCTACACGCTGGAAATTCAGTCGTGCAAATACATCTACCCTCAATTCGAGGAGGAGAAAGACGACAGTAAACGCCGTCCAAAGATTGAGATTGATATGCACTTCGGTAAACCGCGACTTGGGATAGACCTTCCTGACGGCACTTCTTGTTTTCTCACATATCGGGATAACATTTGCAGCGAGGCGCAGGCGTTTGGCGACAAGGGCATTGCTCTCGCTCTGTCAGTTAAAGAAAAGATAGATTACCTCATAAACAATTAAATCCACAACAACAATGAATGAACAAGTTATTTTAAGCAAGCGCAATTGCCACAGAGCAGCGCAGGTGAGATTGGTAGCCGCTCCCGAGAACGGCGTGTACGAATGGAATTTCAGAGGCGTAAAGGTTCGTGAGGGCTTTATGCGAAACGAGTACGAACATTTGGCAAAGCAGGGCGAACACGAAGTTCACGTCCGTCACATTGCAGTTGAACTCGGTAATTGGGAAGTTGTTTCCTGGAAATACGAACTATCGTTTGAAGACCTTTGGACGAAAGCGGTCAGAGCCTTTGACGGTACGAGTTTCAGCCCCGAGGAAAGAGCGGAAGGATATATCCGCGACTACGAAGCTGCCTGCCTTGCGGATTTGCAGGAACTACCAGCAGAGGAACACGATGAGTACATCAACAAGTTTCGCGGTTGGGTTGAAACCCTTTTCGACAAGCACTCTCGCATTATCAGCGTAATGGTAGCTGGTCCGGCTCGTTTCCCGACAGCCCGTAACGAGAAGGCAAATAACTCATACAGCAAAGCCGTTGACGAGTTTCAAGAGTGGCGAGAGAAATACGCAAAGCGCATTGCGAAGCGTAACGAGGCGGCAAAAAGCCCGGAGGAACGCGAGGCTGACGAATGGAATGCGCTCAAACGCGACATTGACTATTGCACCAGCGTTTGCGTAGAGATTGACGGAGGCGCGAAAGGTTCTCATCGTATGGCTTTCACAAACTCAATTTTCGGGAAGGTGGAGAGATTGGCGAACAATGGTCGTTCCGCTCTCGTCTTGAAGGCTCTCGAATATATCAAGCAGTTGCAGGAAAACGAGGAAACCGGGTTGAAGAAACCTTTGTTCACTTCCCGTCATAAGATTTGGAACTTGAAGGAGGCTTGCGAGAAGGCTATCAAGGCGCAGGAAGAGCGCGCGAACCGCGATAGCGTTGAAATAGAGTTTGACGGCGGTAAAATAGTCAAGAACTTTGCCGACAACCGTTTGCAGATTTTCCACGACGAAAAGCCAGCCGCCGAGGTAATCAGCCGTTTGAAGGCTAACGGGTTCAAGTGGTCAAGGTTCAACGGCTGCTGGCAAAGACAACTCACAGACAACGCATATTACGGGGCTGCGCGCGTATTCTTCGGCAACGATGTGTTGAGTGAGGAACGAAACAAGTTCATAACAAATTTGAGAGCAGCAAAATGACCGAAGGAGATTGAAGAAATTTATGAAAACGAGAACAATCACGACTGAACAAGGGCGGCGGCTAAATATCAGTCGCTTCCCAAACTTTCATAGAACCGGGAGTGTTAGCGGAATGAAGCGTTTGTACTATGGGCGTTCCGCGCTCCTCGTAAGGTGTGGCAACTACATCTACAATGTATCATCAGAACCAAGTATTTATTTTCAAGCACATAAGACTATGCCAATTATCAACGGATGTTTAGAACTCAAACAGAACGCTCCTTTTGAGGAGATAGAAAAGCAGTGGTACAATAATCTTCTTGAAAATGTGCCGCCCGAAAGGTGGTCGCGCCCTTATCAAAACCTCGGCTGGTTCGTCTGCGGAGAACCGCATTCGCACGACCACAATACTGGCGAGGCTTACCATTACCTTTGCTTCTGCTACAACGGCAAGTATTATGCTGGCTGCAGAAGCGTGGAGAAATCAAATGCGGACTACGAGTGGGAAATCTCTGCCTTCTGCCGAGAATTAGACACGGCGGCAAAGATGATGACGCTCAAATACAACACTATCTACAATTCAGAATGCGCCTACCGCGTCAAACTGAAATGCGAGAGGCTGAACAAAACACGAGTGGTGCGCTTGCTCTGTCCCGGACATCAGTATATGGATACCATTCGAGAAGCATTCAAGGCGCGGGGCTTTACGATTTTGGAATACGACCTGCTGGCGCAAAATTAGCCCCTCTCGCGTTGTTTTGCCTTTTGGGGCAAGGAGATTATCAAAACAATATCAATCGTCAAAGGAACGCAAAAAATGAAAAAATTAAGCGAAAAAATCATCAAAGTTGAGTTCTTCGTGCCCGTACAAGGCAAAAAGGAACACTATTTCGGTTCGTTAGCCGCTATCTACGAGGTATTCACACCGCAACAGATCGGCTGCAAACTTGAAGCCCTTTGGGGGGCTGGGATTGAGGACGGAAAACCAAAATCAACCCGGCTTTGTGTAATTTCAAAGCACGAACTACACCGCAAAAAGCAGAAAAAGTAGTAATTTTGCACTATGGAAACAGTTTTTGACTACAACATCACCCCCGAAGAGTGCAAGCGTATCGGTATGCTCGACAAAGGGTTTTATTTGGAGAACTGCACCGAAGACGATGCCAATATGGATTTGGCTTCACTCTTCCACATACGCAACGAGAAGGAGAAAGCCCGCGAATACGCAGACAAACTCCCTCTCGATATGAAGAACGAATTTTGGCGAACCATTACGCACCCGTAAGAACTTTGCCAAACATATCATCAGAGTGCCGAAGTGTTTTTACCAGCATTTCGGCTTTCTGTTTATCTACACCCTTTCCTACGAGGAATTGAACGATATTGCCAAATATATTCTCATACGGCTCTACCATTATCATTTTGCTGAAATGCGCATAAGCCTCTGAACTTGATACATTCAGAGCCGCAAGCATTTCTTCAAAATGGCGCACAGAACGACTATACCCGTAGCCGCTTTTGATTATTTCCTTCTTGTGCGATACGCTGCCGCCGATAGCGCGAAGGAACTTTCCGTACGAACGTCGAGCGCAAAACTGATTGATACATTCCATTGCTGATGTTAGTTCGTCATTCTTTTTCTTGATGTTCTTCCAGCCGACAGCACCAGCGTGGCGTATCTCGTGCCAAAGGCTCTCGATAGCGTATTCTTGGTTGAAGGAAAGCGGTATTTGGGCTGCAATAGACTTCATCGCCTCCTTAACTTCGTGAAGCGGGTTGAAAACTACCGTATTACCAAACGGGTCAATAACGGAATGGTCGGTTTTGTAAATCCTTATCGTGTTGCCGTTTTGGGAAGCATAAGCACCCGAATTGTTGTAGTACAATCGTTCGCAGGACATCATCGTTCCGTCGTTCGCCTTTGACATCTTAACGCCTGCAAGCCCGCCGTAAAAGTCGCCAGGTTCCGCTTCTGCGTACTTCTCAATCATAGAGCGAACCTCCTTTTCAGTGACGAATGTCGGGTCTTTCATCTTGATTATAGCCTCCTTTACATCGGTGATAATCCCCTTATTTCTCCCTTTCGCCAAAGAACCTATGCCGTCCACCCAATCTTTCGGAATATATTTGCCGTTGTCCTTGATGAAGTACGGAACGGAAGTTGTAGTTTTCACGCGCTCTCTATTGCGGTCAAGCCACGCATTGAAATTGTCCGGCACATCTTTGACCGTTCCCGTAAACTTGAAGTCCGAAACATCTTCGCCAGCAAGCAGCTTGTGCTGGTATTCCAAAAACTCGTCCTGCTTCGCAAGAACCGGGACAGCAAAGCAACGGCAGAACGGATGCCAGCCCGTATATTTGAAGTCCTTTGGGAAAATACCTGCCAACTCATCGCAAATATCATAAACCGGGTGATTGTTCGAGCATTTAATTTCAATACCGATAACAAACGGGATAGACTGCCAGCGGTCGTGGTCTGCTGTACGGTAGGCGATATTGTTTTCGGTAGCAGTGAGGCGCAAAGCATTCTTGTACGAGGAACGGTACACTCCTTGTCCGGGGCGGTATGCCTTCGCCGCCTTCGACAATCTCAATACACCGTGCTTGTCCCTAACCCTACGGAATAGCCTTTCGGGTTCGTTGAGATAACGGCGCACATCGCGGCTTAAATCTGCCGCGCTTTTCCCTTCTCCAAGACCAATGTCAAGAGCCAATTCAAGTTCCTGCTTAAATTGGTCTGTTATATTCCACACGGCGGCAGATAGCCCCATTCCGTTGATTTTACGGGCTTGAAACGCCTCCAAAGCGTCCAAATTCGGCTGTTTCCATTGCGAAATTTGCGCGTTTGGTATTCCCGTTGAAGCTGTCATTGCCTCAATGAATTTGTCGTTTTTCTCGCAAGATAACAGCCATTCGTCGCGGTTTCCCTCCTCAATGGTTGAAACTATGTTATCGTGAAGCTGTTTTATCGCTTCATCAACCCTTCGCTGAACTGCGGGAAAGTCAGCAAGGTAGAAGGGGCGTTCGGGGTCGCTGAACCCCGATGCCGCTCCTGCTCTTGCCGCTTCCTTTACCGTAGCGTCGAAGAGTTCAACAACACCTTTAACCCGTTTCAGAAGGTTATTGAGGTGTTTTTTGTCGTATAGGTCAAACTTGAACTTTTGCGCTTTCTTTGCCATTACATCTGCTTTTTGAAGTCATTGCAGCCGTCTTTTGTTATAAATCGGCTGCGCTCCGGGTGCTTCCAACATTTGCACAAGAACGGTTTGCCGTTTGCGCCTATCTCGTGCAGGCTGTGGTGGTGCATACACTCGTTGCAATTGGGTAAAACTGCCTTCTTCGCCATAGGCTTTACTCTGTTGGTTCGTCAAATAGGCTGACCGTGCTTTCCTTCGCGATCTGCGCCAACTCTTCGTCCACATCATCTACATATCCGAGGTTCGCAACGGCTGTTTTTTGGCTCATAATCGCCTTGCCGCCAGTAGCGTTGGTTAGGTTGCTAATTCTCTCTGCCTCGTCGCGGATTTGGTACGGTGTAATCTCAACTTCTACTGCGAGGCTATCAATAGCAGCCGCATATTGAGGGTACATCTTCTTCATAAAGGCGCGAATGACATTGATTTCGCGGTCGAAGAACTCCAGCCAAATACCGCTCTCGTCCTCCACCTTCAACTGCGCGTCAATAAACATCATCTTTCGGGCTTCTCCCGACATCGGCGTTGCCTTCATATTCTCCATTGACATATCGGGCAGCTGCAATTCCATAAAGAACTCTCGCTTGATTTCCTCAATGTGAAATTTGATGCTTTCGATAGCCTGCTGCCAAGTAACATAGCCTGCCTTGTCGTTCTTACCATACTGAATAACATCGCGCCCCGAATTGTCGTTGCCAGCACTCTTGCCGTGCGCTATCTTCTCGTCAGAGAATACAACCCAAGCAGGGCGGGCGTTCTTGCGGATATAGTTACCGTTGCGGCTCAGAGTCCATTCGGCTTCATACACATTTGACGACTGGTCTTCCCAAATAGGCTCCGGGCGTTGGATATACAAGCCCGTGATTTTTTCCAACTCGATTTGTTCGCGCACCTCCTCCTCGGTTGTTCCTCCGTCTGTGCGCCAGCGGATATGCTCGCTATCGGTGTAGGTGTCAAAATATGTGATTGTCTTGTTGTTCTCGGTACGGGTGTATTCCATTGACAGAGCAATCAAATCGTCGTACTCGTCAAACAGAGGATAGAGCGCATCGCCGTTCATTGGCGAAAAGTTCTTGCAGCGAAGGCGTAGTTTGCTCTTCTCGCCTGCGTAGATTGTGTCCTTCTCTTGGCTGTACCATAGCGTTACATTCTCGCACGAAGCAAAGAGATAACGCCCTCGCTCGTTGTTTACGCTGTTGATGCGGTTCTTCTTGAAGATTGCTTCCATAATCTCGGCTACCTTCTTTTCCGCATCGTCCTGCGGGCTGTAAACACGGCGAACCGGGATAGCAAACATCAACTCGGTCATACGCTTTACTGCCAACTTCTGCAGACCAAGTGTAATGCGTGTAACCTTTTCCATTTGTCCCGTCTTTTTGTTGAACTTGTCACGATAGTTCTTGTCCGTCATTACGGGGTGCTCCTTCGGGTCGTACTCTTTACGGAGTTTTGACCACGCGGGTACTGAAACGCTCTTGCGTTTGAGGTCGGAAATAACGCTGTTCGCGTCCCTTCCTTGCTGGGTGATTTCTTTTATATCCATATTGTAAAGTTATTAGTACAACATATCTTCAATTTCCTCGTCGTAATACTCTTCGCTGCTGCTACCTACCATTTTCACCGCCTTCGGGTGGAAGGTGTTTGCCAGCGCGTCGAACTCGTCCGTAGAATGACCAAGGCGTTCCTTGATGTCCTCTTTCGGTTCAATGATGATTTTACCATTGGAGAGGAACGACCATTTGATTTCGGTAGCCTCTTCAATGAAGCTGCCGCCTGGTGGTAGCATCGCGTTTGTCCCGTTGTCGGGATTGAGCCAATCACGGACAGCCCAAAACAAATAGGCTCGCATATTGGCAAACTTGTATTGCCCGGTTATGTCCGTGAGGTCGTCGCCGCTGCTGTTCTTGGCTGCTTCGCTGTATTTACAACTGATGATTGTCTTCTCGTCAAGTCTGCCGTCGCTCTCTTCGCATATCTCAACCAAGCGGGCGTAAACACCTGCGCCCTCGCCGATAGTATCAACTGAAACCGAATAGCCGGAATGGGTTCGGATTTCGTTCACAACATGCCCTGCAACCTTCATATGGTCTGCTTTGCCGCCCGAATTGTGCTTGTCGAAGCGTTCCACATAGTCGCCGTAGCGGTAACACCTTACGCTGCAATCTCGTCCCATACCCGCAACATCGACACCGAGAATACAATCGTTGTGGCTTGTCAGTTGGTAGTTTCTCCAACGCTCCTGCGCCAGCTCTACCCACTTCTGCGGTATCAATATATCCTCGTCCACCTTCGGAAACTCGCCAAGAACCTTCTTGCGGAAAAGGTCGGAGGGGCGATACCAAGAACCTTCAAATTGAAAGTCGTTTTCGCTTTCCTTCACTTCATCGGTCGTTATCGGCTCGCACCAATTCTCAACTTTATCAACTACCCAATCATAGTCCACTTGACCGGGTAAGATGATTTTCTTTTCAACCACATTGGGCGCGGTAAGACTATTCAAGCAGAACTTTTTCCAGCGGGCAGACTTCTGACTGCGGGCTGCATATCCGATAGTCGTGTTTGGGTTGAATACCAGCAGAAGGCGTGAGTTACCTTGCAAGTTACCTTCAATGGCGGTATAGGTATCATCGAGAATACCCGTCGCCTCCGTGACTACGAACATCGTGTTTACCGCGTGGAAACCCGACCAAGCCTCGTGATTGTTCTCGTCGGCTTTGAAGCCCGTCAAAAACCACTCTTCGTTTTCCGTTCTGATGTCGTATGCGTTCAACTTACCGGGAAGCACAAAGCCCCTTTTCTTGGCTCTGTTGAATAGACGCGAGATTTCCGGCATCATAATGTTTTTCACTTGTCGGTCGGTCGGTGCTGTCAGTGCCACTTTGGTGTTCTCAACGAGTTCGCCGCGCTTGTTCCAACGGGGCGTGAGGTAGAGGAAGGACACAGCAATGCAGGCGGCGACGAAGTCTTTGCCTCGCGCCGTTCCGCTACGCACTGATACGAGTTTATTATGCTGCACAGCGGAAACGATTGCTTTCTGTTCATCATCAAGGGTAACACCCAGAGCGTCCCTAATGAATAAATTCCAATCGTTACGCCAAGCGGCAAAGAGTGCTTCCGCGTTCCTTCTGATTTCTGCCTCATTTCTCTTCATCAACTATACCCGTTTGCATAAGAAGGTTGGTAAATGAAAGGTCTCCCGAAATTTCCTTCTTTTCGGGGCTGTAAAGACCGAGCAACTTGCGGCGTTCAATAAGGTTCTTATGCACAACCTCCAAATAGCGGGGGTCGCCATAGCAAATAACCTCTTCGCGTTGCTGTTCCATTTTGATAGTGATAACACCACCTTCGCTGCTTTCGCCGTCATCGTTACCGCCGCCCGGTATTCCTTGCTGTTTTGCCTTCTTTTTCTCGTAGTCAGTCTTCGACTTATCCCAAGCAGCCCAAGCCTCCTTGATAATCTCGTCGATACGCTCCAATTCGAGCTGTACGGCGTGGTCGAAGTTCTCAATTCGCGTTTCGCGCCATTCCTCCAAGAGTTGTTGAATATCCTTGTGGACGGTTCGCAATGAATAGCTTTGCAGGTCAAGACGGCTCATAACCTCTTCGCGGATTTCTCGATACGAGTACCCGCGTTTGTATAGCCCAGCGATGATGTCAAGGCGCACGATCTGCGCTTGGCGGTAATCCTTCATTTTCTTTCCCGTTGCTCCCATTGCCTAAAACCTTGCACCGTTAAACTTGTAAATCAAATTGTCGTTCTCGTCCTTTCCTACGGGAACAAGTGCGCCTTCAAACAACTTGTACGGGCTTTGACCGCTCTGCGGATTGTTCCACAACCAACGCATATAATCAGCCATTGTCATACCTTCGTACTTAGCGCGTTTCTCGCTGCTATTGCAGTTGAAGCCCTGCGCCCTTATCCATTGGAACTGCGAAACAAGTCCTTGAATATCCGTACACACATCGTCCCAGGTAACAATGCCGTCGGGGTTGTTCTTGGCAATCTGCAACGCCTCGCACCATTGACCGCGTGAGTAGTTCCAAGTTGGAGGCAGACCGCAACAAGAACCATTGCAGCACAATTCCTTGAAATGCGCGTCAGATACATAGAAGCG